GGGGTTGGAGTTTGTAGAAGACCTACAGACTAAAGAGATTGTTTGGGGAAGATCGGTAGAATAATGTTTACTTACCAACAAGAGTTCTTGGATGACTGCTTGGGTGAAATTGATTACTTGCTAAAGCTGCACTGGGAACAGATTGCACTTAACAAAGAGAAGATTAAACTTAACCCAGACTTTGATGCCTATAGGGAATTAGAGGGCCTCGGTAAGTTAAAGATTTTCACTGTACGTCACGACAATAAGCTGGTTGGGTATTTTGTCGTATTAGTTGGGCATAACATTCACTACAAAGACCACCTATTTGCTCAGAATGATGTTATCTACGTACACCCAGATTACCGCAAAGGTTCTACTGGCGCTAACCTGATTAGCTTTGCTGAGGGTTGTCTAAGAGAAGATGGCGTATCTGTGCTGAACATTAATACAAAAGTCCATAAGCCCTTTGATAACCTTATGGATAGGTTGGGTTTCAACCTAATCGAACGGGTTTACTCTAAATACTTAGGAGATTAAGATGGCTGCTTCTGCTGTAATGGCGTTGGTGTCTACTGTAACTACTGTTACTACTGGTGGGGCATTTATCTTTGGTGTTACCTCTATGGTATCCCACTTCCTTATTACCACGGCTATTGGTGCGGCTATTAACGCCCTTACACCAAAACCCTCTGCATCTTCGGCAACAAGTGGTTATAATGTAACACAGACAAGCCCTATCGCTGACCACCAGATTGTTTACGGTAAAACTAAGGTGGCTGGCGTTCGCATCTTTGATGGCACCACTGGTGACAGTAATAAATACCTTCATCGTGTCATTGCCTTCACTGGACACGAGATTGAGTCCTTCGAACAGATTTACCTTAACGATGAGGTAGTAACCATTGATGGTAACGGTAACGTAACAAGCCCGTCTCGTTATGATGGTTTTGTTCGTATCAAGACACACCTTGGTGCTGACGATCAACTTGCTGATAGTGACCTAGTCTCTGAGGTAACCGATTGGACCACAGACCACAGATTACAGGGTCTATCCTACATCTACGTTCGTTATAAGTTTAGTCAAGATGTCTTCCCAAATGGTGTCCCTGAGCTTACTGCTGTCATCAAGGGTAAGAAGGTCTACGACCCTCGTACTGATACAACTGCCTGGTCTGATAACCCTGCACTGTGTATTCGTGATTACCTAACTAACGATCGTTATGGCCTTAAAGAAGCTCTAGACCAACAAAGCATTGATGACGACCTTTTCATTACTGCTGCTAACGTCTGTGACTACTACGACTACCCAACACTGACGGGTGGTAAACGGTACACTGCTAACGGTAGTTTTACTACTGCTGCATCTCCCTACGACTTACTCAACAACATCCTTAGCTCTGCGGGTGCTTTGTTGTGGTATGCTCAAGGTAAGTGGCGGGTTAAACCTGCATACTACACAGCACCTGTAGCTCTGTTCACTGAGGACGATCTTCGTAGTTCTATCTCTGTTTCCACTCGTCACTCTCGTCGTGATAACTTCAACACTGTTAATGGTGTGTGGAAGAGTGCAACGACTAACTGGCAGACGACAGACTTCCCACCAGTTACTAACCAAGACTTCATTGATGCTGATAATGGTGAGGTAGTCAACATAGACTTGAACTTACCCTTCAGCACTGACATGGATATGGCAAGACGTATTGCTAATATCTACTTGGAACGTAACCGTCAACAGCTCACTGTTCAAGCCTCGTTTGGTATGAGAGCCTTTGCTGTTCAGGTTGGTGATGTTATCCAGCTATCGAACTCTCGCTTTGGTTGGACACAGAAAGAGTTTGAGGTAGTCTCTTGGACCTTTGGTCTTACTGGGGATAATGACCTTCAGGTTATGATGACACTTCGAGAAATCACTTCCTCTGTGTTTGATGACTACTCTGACGGTGCTGTCTACGAACGTGACAATACCAGCTTGTTGTCGCCATTCACTGTACCACTGCCCTCTCTTGATGCTGCTGTAGTCACCTCAACAGTTAACAATGACGGTACTACAGTACCCCAAATCAAGTTCTCTTGGTCTGTGACTGATGAAACAATTGTAGACTACTACGACTTCCAATGGAAATTGTCTACAGATAGCACATGGAACACTACTGACCTTGATGGCACAGAGTTTGTTCTGTCTCCAGCTTTGTCTGGTCGTGCCTACGACTACCGTGTACGTGCAGTAAACCACCTTGGTGTCCGTTCAGCTTTTGCCTCTAGTGCATCCTCTGTATCCACTGGTGACGATGGTACTACACCGAATGCACCAAGCAACCTAACTGCACTAGCTGGTACAGAGACCATTAAACTGTCTTGGGATGCTCCAACTCAGAACACCGACAGTAGTGCTCTGAAAGACTTGTTCCAGTATAAGGTCTATCGTAACACCACAAACAACTTTGGTACAGCCTCTCTTGTTGGTCGTATCTCTGCGGATGTCTTTACGGATGGCTCTCTAACTGGTGGTCAAGATTACTTCTATTGGGTTACTGCCCTAGACTACACTGGGAATGAAAGCTCTGCAAGCACTGTAGCTTCTGCTACTGCTAGTGAAGTGACTTCAACACGTTCTAATGGTGTGTTCTACATTGGCTCTATTCCAGCACTCCCTATAACATCTACAGAAGCTCATACGTACTTTACAAATGCTATTGGTGACCCTGTAGATAAAGACCAAGCGTGGTTCTACATTGGAACTCTGGCTGACCCAACAAAACAGTCAGTTTGGATTTACGAGGAAGGTTCTGGCGCTACACCTGCGGATAGCTGGAACTATCAAGAACACGTTCTAGTTGGCGACCTCCTCGTGGATGGTACGATTACAGCTAACAAGATCGTTTTGGATAATGCCACTATTGAGGGTACTCAAAACGGTGTTGTTCAAATCAAGAACCTTGGCGTTACTACGGCTAAGATTCGTGATCTTGCAGTAGAAACTGTTAAGATTCAGGATAATGCTGTAACTATCCCAATCTCAGCATATGGTGCTAATGCTGCTGTTACTTCCACAGATGTCTGGAATGACGTGCAAACCATCACGCTGTCTAGTGTCGATGCCCCAACCTTTGTTGTTGCAAGTTTTGCCGCTGATAACATTGGTACGCAATACCAACCACAATACAGGCTATATGATAAGACTAACAATGCTGTCTTGTATGGCCCTGTAGCTGCATCAGCAAACTCTGTTACTTCTAACGCAGTTGGATACTCTTTCGGTGTTGAGGTTCAGGCACCAAGCGCAGAGATCGCATTACAGTGGTACTCTGGTTCTGGTGGTATTGGGGGTGCTGGGTATTACATCACCTTTAGGTCGATCACAGCTATTACGGTGCAGAAATAATGAAGTACTCAGTTTACAGTAAAGACACAGACGAGCTTCTTAGGAATATTACCTGCCCACCAAGTGAAGTTGATAAACAGATTAAGGTGGATGTAGAATACTACAAAGAAGGTCACGGGGAGTTTGTCGTTGTTGTTGATGCGGAGAGAGAAGCTAGGAAACTACGCAACTACCTCTTACAACAGTCTGATTGGACCCAAATGCCAGATGCCCCAGAAGCAAATAAGGCTGCTTGGGCAACGTATCGTCAAGAGCTTCGTGATGTAACCAATCAAGTTGGTTTTCCTGATAATATCCTTTGGCCTGAGGTTCCATCGACATGACATACACACTGTCAAACAAATCCTTAGCCAAACTAGACGGGGTTCACCCTGACCTAGTGGCTGTAGTCAAAAGAGCAATACAGATCAGTGAACAAGACTTTTCAGTTGGGGAGGGGCTACGGTCCCTCTCACGACAAAGAGAGTTAGTAAACACTGGCAAATCTACTACAATGAATAGTAGACACCTTACGGGTCATGCTGTTGACCTGTTCCCCTATCCTCTGTCGTGGGACTGGACATACTTCTATCCAATCGCTGATGCTATGAAGCAAGCAGCTAAAGAACTTGACGTTGACCTTGAATGGGGTGGCGATTGGCGTTCCTTCCCTGATGGACCTCACTTCCAACTATCTTGGGAAAGCTATCCAAAATGAGTGATGAACCTTGGCACCTTTCAAGGTCAGTGCCTATTACCTTCCTCTTTGCGATCTTATTGCAGACAATCGCATTGATTTGGTTTGTGGCAACCCTTCGAAATGATGTTGATACCAACAAAACTGAGATCATCCGTCTAGAAACTCGGACGGGTCAATTAGAAACCATTGTCCAAAGTCAAGCTGTAACTATGGCTCGTATGGACGAAAACATTAAGGCTATTCGTGATGCCGTGGAAGCAATGGCTAACAAGTAAAACCTTTAAGCGGGAACTTGCAGTGGTTCTTCTTGTCTGGTTGGTCTATGTCGTGGAGACAAAAGATGAAAAGATTATCGAACTACTGGTCTGGCCTATCTTCACCTACGTTACTGCTGCTTTTGGCGTTGATGCTTATGGCAGGATGCAGCGGAACCCCTCTGAGCCTTCTCACGGGCGGGGGACCGAACGTAGCAGCGAATACCCAACTGGGGGAGACTAACCAACAAGTTCTTGGCACTAGTGAGACCACTAAGGTTGATGTCAAGGATGTTCAAGGCACGGTACAAGTGTCAAACGACAAGAATGAAGTTAGTACCGAGAGTGGCAGTGTCATAATCAATAAGACTGAGATTGACCCCCTACTGTTACTGTTGCTTGTTCTGGGGTGGTTACTCCCAAGCCCACAAGAGATTGCTCGTGGCTTTATAAACCTATTCAAAAGAAAACAATAATCAGATACTAAAGTACCCCCGCCTCAGTCAAGAGGACGGGGGTTTTCTTTTGTCTAAAGCTGTTCGTTCCAGTCGATACAGAGGAAGTTCTCTATATAGGCGGAGCCTTCTTGTCGTACACTCTCAGCAACTACGTAAGCTGCTCCCATACACTGTTGCTCACTTACGAATAGGTCATCTGGAGTAAATGACTTACACACTGGTGCCATTGTACTACAAGCTAGGATTACCAAACTAAACATCTTCGTTCCCCTCAATCAGAAAGTCTAGATACTGTCGTGCCTTCTTTAAGTCCTCTACACCATTCTTGAACTTCCATCGGGTGACATACTTGACTACGTTACCCTCACAGAAGTCTAGCTCGTTAGCCATGATGTAGTCGATAGGCTGGATACCCTGCCCTGAGTAGTGGTCACCACCAACCTGATAGTTACGTGATGATGGTCGTTCCGTTTCCTCTAAGGGGGTCTTAGGATCGTCCTCAAACAAGTGACACAACTCTGCTGCTGTGTAGAGAACTTCCCCCTTACCGATAAGGTCTACAAGATAAGTGCTATAGCCGAACTTGTTCTTGATGATACCCTCACACCCCTCATTCTTAAGGCCAACACCCACACGGACCTTTACCACTTCATTATGCTTGAAAACCATTAGATACCCTCCTTTACAAATGTTTCTACCCACATCCGTGTCATGTCTGAACGGATAATGTCTTCAACAGCAAACTCAATGATTGGCACTGGTAGCATATGCTTCTTTACCAAGTGAACAACCTTAGACAGACCATCAGCTTCCTTCAAATCTGACTGCATGATGTCGCCATTAAGGACCAACTTAGTTCCTTCACCAACTCGTGTCAAGAGCATCTTCAACTCGTGGAACGTAATGTTCTGAGTTTCATCGCAGATGATGAAAGCATTATTGAAACTACGACCCCTCATAAGTGCTAGGGGTGCGATCTCAATGTTGCCATTCTTGATACCAGTCTCCACTACAGCCTTTCCAAGTTGCTCTTCTAGAACGTCTAGGACGGGCATAGCCCAAGGCTTAGTCTTCTCCTCTAGGTCACCCTTGAGGAACCCAAGCTCTTTCCCTACAGCAATGTGAGGGCGTGTGATGACGATCTTGTTGATCTGCTTAGTGTGGTAGAGGCTTGCAGCATACGACGATACTACATAGGTCTTACCAGTACCTGATGGGCCAAACACAATAACCTGATCCGCCTCAGCAAGTGCCTTAAGGTAGTCACCCTGCTTGTCAGTCTTAGGTAGGATACTGAATGCTTGTTTACCCTCATCATGTTTTGTTGTCACACGTCGAGTTTTACGCTTAGGCTGTTGTTGGACCATTAGGTCATCTCCACTAATTCTGCCTCTGTAAACGGGATATGGTAGAACTTTTCACCCTTTTGGATGTAACGTCCCTTGGCTTCTTTCAGACTTTCCTTTTTCAGTAAAGTGTCCTTAATTCTCCATGCTTTCTTCAAGTCTTTATCGAATACGTAAAAGTTTAGAACACCGTCCTCACCCTCGTATTTATCCAACAGACGTGTCTTACGTTCAGGAATACGTATCTCAGTCCAATGCTCAGGCCAGTCACCTTCCCAAGCCAGTTTGACTTCAGCCTCATTAAAGAAGGTCAGGCCATGTTTCTGGGAGATAACATCTACGTAGTAGTTCTCCTCAGCGTTTACAATAACGTGTCCTTTCTTCGTTAGGTGATCCACTAAGGCATCTTTAGCCTTTTGGTCGTAGGCTAAGTATAATGCCCTGTCAAACCGCTTACGTACTGGTGCCATTGTATGTCCTTACTGGTAGATGTCTAGGTTATTGATGTGTTGAGCCAACTCCTCATAGCCACCAATCAATACACCATTATGGTCAAAGATTTGTGGGACTGTAGTCATGTCTGACTTAAGCAGCATTGTCCTGATCCACATATGCTCTTCTAGGGGATACTTGTTGTATTCGATACCTACTTCATACAACAAATCCTCTGCTTTGTCACACCATGTGCAACGATACCTGCTGATAACTGTATATGCCATATTTCCTCCGTGGGGGTGGTAAGGGGCCGAAGCCCCAAACCTTAAGTCAAGTCTACGATCTCACAGGAACCACCGACACAAGCGAATGTCTGTGAACCCTTAGTGCTATCCTCACTCTCGTAGTCAGAGAGCTTTGCCCAGTCGATAGCTTTTGGCATAAGAGCCAGAAGGTTATCGTACTCTGTTTTACCAACCTCTTGGTAAGGAGCCTGTTGATAGGTATGTTCGTTGTAGGGTAGGAACGACACACCAGACATTTCGTCAAAGTGTTTGTACACAAAGGCACCTACTTCAAACCACTCATCACTACGGACATTGATTGTCACGGAGGGCTTATGCTCACACCAGTGTCGTTGGTATGCAAGCCACATCTTCAACTGTTCAATAGCCGTAACATCCTCTGTCAGTACAGCATCCTGTGGGGCCTTCATAGGGAAGGAGAACACTACAGTGGAGTCAGGTTTCATTACACACGGCTCATTCGGGATACCTTGATCCTTCATAAACTGTGTCAGAGGGTCTTTTACATCGCCACGGACAGTACGAATATAATAGGCTGAGTGACGAGCATGAATACCGCTGGCACTGTCAACCAACTGAGATACCGTCCCCGAAGGTTTAACGCAGGTAATAGCAGCAGAAACAGGAATGCCAAGACGTTCAGCCCACTCAGCGTTTGTAGCAATAGCAACACTTTTCAGATGCTCCAGAGTTTTGTCCAATGCTGCGTTATCCGTAGTCATCAGACGGTTGTCCATGATACCTGTCAAGCTAACACCCAACAGACGTTCTTCTTCTGTGTTCTTCTGCCAAATCTTACGAAGATAAGGGAACTTAGTATAAGTAGACTGGATCGTACCAAGGATCGTAGCCAACTTAACTTTACGTTCAAGGTCTTCGATAGTGTCGGTAGCTCGTACAACAACCTCTGTCAAGTTACAGAACTGATAGGGACGAAGGATGATCTCTGAGCAGGGGTTAGTCCCAAACTCGTAGTTAGTATCACGACGACCATTCTTAGCAGCTTGTTTGACAGATGCCTGTCGGTTAAAGATGCCACGTTCACCAGAACCACTCTCAACAAGAGCCATCCACTCACGCATGAATGACAGTGCATCAGGCTTCTCTGTGTAGCTTACAGAGTTGTTAGCCAAGGCACGTTGTGGTTCGTTCTCCCACCATGCACCACTCTTAGCATGACGCATACGGTCATCAGAGAGGTTAGACAGAGAGATCATAGCTGAACGGCGTACACCACCAACTACAACAACCTCACCAATCTTACACATGATGTCGTGGCATTCAATGGACGATAGCTTACGACCCTTAGCACCAACAAACTTGGCAACGACAAAGTTGAACAATTCCACCAGAGGGGCTGGACCAGATGCTCGACCACCAAAGGTCTTTAGCTTGGCACCCGCAGGACGAACTTTGGATACGTCCCACTGTGGAATTTCACCAGAGTACAGCAATGCGATAACTTGACGTAGTGCCTTAGCCCAACCCTCTTTGCTGTCCTTAACGATAACTGTCGTGTCACTCTTAAACAGGGTGTCAGGAACCTCTGGCAGCTTAGTGACAAACTGTCGTTCAACAGAGAACCCTACACCAGTGCCACAGAGCAGGATGAACATAGCTTCATCGAAGGACTTGGGGTCATCCACAGGGAGATAGGAGCAGTTATAACCAGCAGTGTTGTCACGATCAAGAGCAGGGCCAGCAGTCATTACAGCCCGCATAGAGGGCATGACCTCAAGGTTCAGGATAGCCTCTTCGAGATCGTCAAGAATAACTTCATCACGGGTTTTAGGTACAACCACTTCGGTCATATAACGTGAGACAGTCTCTCCCCAATTCTCACGGCGTTGCTTATCATCAAGCCAACGAGCATAACGAGAGGTGTGGATAAAGGATTGGTAGTCAGTGGGGAGATAGTTATTCATTCGATCCTCGTTTTTGTTTGTCTTCTTCTAGCCAGATTAGGTGACTGATGTCGCCACGATTTAGGCCAATATCCCATAGTTGCTTGTCAGTCAACTGGTTAAGTTCTTTGATCACCTTGCGGTGTGCTCTCCATGTACGGAGATAGTTGATGTAGCGTCTAAACCAAGTCATTCAAGTCAACCTTCGGGTAGTTAGGGTTCTTCATCACTTTACCATCTTCACGGCGTTTAACAGAGCCATCAGGCTGGATGCAACGACCAACATTATTCTTGTGGACACGGGCAATAGCTTCCATCAAATCCCAGCCCTTAGCGTTAGCATAACCAAACACAACATAAGCTAGGTCAGCAAGCTCCTTTAGCTGTTCAGCCTTTGTGTCGTGTAGATACTCAGAACGCCATTCATCCGCTTCCTCTGCAATCAGGGCTGCATACAGTGCAGGATTAGGGAGTTGTTGCATGATCCGTGAGAACTCTTTCACCATGTCCATAGGTGTCTCATACTTACTCTCTGGGTTGCTGTAGTAAGCATACCCCATATCTTCTATGTCGTCACGTTTCAACACTAGCATAGTCTCCCGTAAAACTCTGTGGGTTTGTCGTTTCCATTGGCATCAAAGAGATACCAACAGCAGTTATCTTTTCCTGTATTCTTACTACCCTCAATCCACTTAACACGACCAACAGACACGATCTTAGTGCAGTAGGTCATAAGTGTCGCAGACTGTCTTGTGTGCATCCAGTCAGCATCAAAAAGCAACCAAGTAGGGGCAATCTCCATCCAGTGCCAGATAAACGGATGAAGCACACTTCGATCCCAAGGTGGGTTAGTGATGCACAAGTCAACCACATTCTCAGGGAAGTAAAGGTCAAGGGCATCATTCTGATATATCCCCTCAGCACGAGGTTCAATATCTGACATAAAGATGCACTTGCCTAAACCGTCAGTCAACTCACTGATGTGTCCCACGAGACGACCATCACCAGCACAAGGCTCTACGTAGTCAAATTCCCTCTCTGGGAGGTGCTCTAGTAGAGGTTGAACAGCACTGTATGGTGTCGGGTAGTAGTCCCGTGGGACACGTTCGTAATTGCTTCTCTTACCCATTAGAACTCCAAAACCACTGGTGCGATAGAGTATTTGAATTGTTCCTTGATCAGCAGTGCTTCTTCTAAGGTCTCGAACCACACAAGATCGTCGAACACACTACCATCCAATTCAACCTTACAAAGCAGACAAAACTCAAGGTCACCCAACTCATCCAAATCAATATCAGGAATATCATCTACGTGCATAGGGCCTTCATGCACATGATAGATAATAAGCTGAGGTTTCTTCTTAGCGAAGAGTGCCTTGAGTTTCTTCCACATTGTCTATTCCTCTATCCACTCTTGTGGTATTTGTTTGTCGGCATAAAGAAAGCCATGCTTCTCACACCAATCTCCATAGGTTGACTTAGCACCCTTGTTTAGCTTTTGTCTAGAGTTAGAAAAGACAAAACGTATGTCGTACTCAGGGTGTTGCTGTTTTACCAGCAGGTGTTTCTTTCTGTCCGCAGCAGTAAACCTCCCCTTTGTTTCAATCACAATACCATTTGGTAACAGGAAGTCGGGTGTGTACTTACGTTTCTCGTTAACTTCGTACTCAATCTTAAAGGACTCATACTCGAAGTCCACACCCAACTCTGTGAGACGATCCTGTTCCCGTTTCTCTAGTCCAGACCTATAGCCATGCTTTATTGCACTGGCGGTTGCCACAACTCCCCCTCTTTTCTGCGTAGCCATAACAGCCTTGCGTTCTCTACTACACGATCAACATCACCGTTATACATCTTAACGACACAATCCCACATATCTTCTTCTGTGGCTAAGGTGTCGATTAGGACAGAAGCCTTCTTAGGCCCGATCCCATGTAGTCCGACAATGTTATCAGCACTATCCCCAGTGAGGATTTGCTTGTAGAAGAATTTGGTGCCTTCCAACTCAGAAACTTCTGTCCACTCATCCCTTGTAAAGTTATAGTGACGACAAGGGATTTGCAACATGTCTTTGTCGATAGAGGCGACTACAGTATCTGGTCCATACTTTGTAGCTGCAATACCGATTAGGTCATCTGCTTCCTCACCATCACTAACAATAGCCCCCCACTGGCTAACCATGTGTTCCCGTACAGTAGGCAGGTGGATGGGCTTCTCACCCTTCCTGTTACCCTTATACGGGGCTGACTTGGCTATATCAAAGCGGAAGTTGCCACCACCCGTCAGGAACACTTCGTATTCGTCAGGGTTTGCAAAGATAAGTGTCTTCCCAAGGATGTATTCCATAAGCTCATCACACTTAGCAATGGCATCCTTGGGAAAGTCGTTCTGAGTGGAGAAGGCCGCACGATAGGCAACAATGTCACCGTCGATTAGAACCTTCCCCTGTATCAACCCCAGTCACCTAATCCCCAGACAATGCTTCCATCGTCTTTCTCAAAGGCAACATCTTCTACGTAAGTGAAACCAGAAGCACGGGCAGCATCTGCAAATAGCTGTGCCAAACCGTTAAGGTCTCCAACACACTCACGTGTAAGGAAAACTGAGCCATTGTAACCAACTTCCTCTGGGTCATACTCGAATAGGATAGATACTTTCATTATGCTACCTTAAAGATGTCATCGTCATCGTTGCCAACATACTCTTCGTAAGCAACGTGTTCGGTAACACCAATGTTCTCAAGTCGAAGACCAGCACCATTGGAGTACAGATCGAACTGAACCTTAGCCTTTGTGCCATTGCCCAGAGGACCATCTTCCTCAAGCGACCACCAACGCTTGTTAGCAGGGTCACGAAGATCAACTACACCAACGGGACCACCGTAGTTTACCTCAACAGGACCACGTTTGTTTTCGAATGTCTTGATGACATCAGCAACTGGTCGTTTCAGCTTGATGTATTTACCGATACCGTACTCAGCATTACCCTCAATCACTCGTGGGTTACCGAGGATAACAGTTTGCATACCGTCAGCTACCAGCTTGTCGATGTCGTCTTGACTGGTAAAGTAAGCATTTACGATATACTGACCACCTTTGTCGAAGATTGATTTGGAAATGGTGTTACCGTTTGGGTCACCCATGTCAGCATTCTCTGGGAATACCTTTGCGTATTCGAGCACCATATCAAAAGTGTATTTAGCCATTGTCGGGTTCCTTTCTCATTAAAGGGATGTAAGAGACATGGCAAGTCTCTGTAGGTAATATACTATAGGCACCTCAGATCGTAAAAGTAAAGTGAGCTGAGATACCTTTTTGTGTAGTCTAGCTAGTCTTTAGAAAGTGTTGCAGTAAAGACTCACTAGTGGATGTCAGCATAAGTTTTGCCGAACTGCACATCTGTCCCAAGGGGAACATTTAGCTTCAGTTTGTCATTCAGTTTATCAACTGCCCATGCCATCTTATCCTTTGTCTGTTGCTCCTCGCCCTCTTTAACAAGGGCAATGATTTCATCATGGAACTGTCCGATAGTCTGTAGACCCTGCTTACGACAGAATGCAACCCAGTTATCGAAACAATACACACCAGTACCTTGGTTCAGGGTAGAGAAACGATCCTTTTCGGAACGTAAGCTATACCAGAAACCAGAGACGGGGTTCTTAACCCACATACCACCAGAAACCTCACGTACACTCAGCTTCTTAGCAATAGCCTCAATAGACCAGTTACGCTTCCAGAATGCGTCTAGAAGTGCCTTAGCCTCTTTCTCAGACTTACCCGTCTCACGAGCTAGTTTGGCGGCTCCTACACCATACGTAGCACTGTAGTTAACGACCTTGTAAGCCTTACGAAGAGACTTGATGTCAGGACGTTTACCAGCATTGTAGTCGTCAATCTCTTGTTGGGTCACATCACCAGCAAACTTAGCCAAGTCGAGGTGAGGGTCAAACCCTTCACGAGACATTTCTTCTACGTAGTCAGGGTCCAATGGCTTCATGTAGTGACGCTTAGTGGTATCCTCTAGGGATGTCATGTCAGCACCAGCTAGTGTGTAACCATCAGGACAGGTAAGAACACCACGGATAACATCACCATAAGGTTTGTCTACAGATGGTAGATTGACCAAAGGCTTTGCATGACGAAACCGTAGAGTGTTTGTAAACCCTGCAACCTCTGCCTTTAGGTATCCGTCTTTATGTCCATCTAGGAAGGACTTAAGAATGCCAGCCCGATGAGTAAGAACAGTGAGACCATCAAGCAGATCAACCGCAGGGTCACATTGTGCAAGCTCACGAACACTTTCACAGAGTTCACCATCTTTACGAACTTGTTCAATCTTCCTCTCCTCTCCAGTTTTCTTGTCACGAACAAACTTCCAAGTACGAGGTTGCCAACCCAGACCAAAGAGCCACTGCTTTACTTGGTCGTTAGAATTGGGGTTACCACGTTCCTCACCAACTACAACAGTGATGCTGTTTGCGGAGATTGGCATCTTATTCTCCGCACATAGTGCGACCCACCGTTCACCATGACTAGACAGAGACCCGTCTTTCTTCTCCATGACCTTAGGCTTTGTACGTACAGCCGTTAGGATGCGCTTAGGCATAGCCTCTGCTAGTTGTTGCTCCTTCTCCTGCTTAAGAGCCATGATGTCGTCATACGCCTTCTGTGTGCGTTCTACATCAAGTTTCCAACCGAGGTGTTCCTGCTCTCGCATACAATCAAGTTTAAACGAGAGGTAGTCAATCAGGCGATCTTTCTCTGTTGGGTCTTGATACAGCTTGTTGAGCTTAAGGTCTAGATCACGCCAGAGACGTGAGTTGATCTTAACGTCCTCAGTGCATCGGTGAGCATACTCTTCATACGTTAGGCTGTTCCAGTCCTTAATGACAGGCTTGGGTACTCCATAGTCCTCTCCGTAGCCCTCAAGACCATGCTTGATGCGATCATGGTTGAGATACCAAGACAGCGCAAGGGTGTCCACAAGACGTGCAGTTACCTTGATACCCAGCACTTTTTCCACTGCGGGGATGTCAAAGCGGATGATGTTGTGACCAATTAGAGTTTCACTGTTCAGAAGAACATCTCTCATGTCATCATAGTCGCTTACAGAAAAGACTGTCTTTCCACCATCGTTAGACCACGACAGAACGTGTATCTTAGTTAGCTCATCAAGAAGACCATCAGTCTCAATATCGAATACTGTCATACAATTTTACCCATTCTGTAGTTTGCCATACGCAAGTAGTCTAAGTACATTTGGTCAGAACCAGACTCCATCACAGAGGTGTAATTATCTCCCCTCATACCAATAGTCTTGTTACAGGATCGACATAGGAAACCCCTAAACAGATTATCTTGATGGCAGTGATCTAGGTGAACAGGAACATCAGTTCTTCCACAACACTCACAATGATCTGTCTTTAATGCTGCAAAACCAACCTTTAGCCTGTTCTTAAGGTTTTCCCTAGCACTGTAACAAGTCTTACACACAGTAAATTTACCATCTTTAGTATCTGGGTGTGCGTAGAAGTCTTCTGTTGGTTTCTCTTCCCCACAAAGTTTGCAAGCCTTAGTCATAGTACCTCCCTTAAGGTAAATGTGTCAGAGTTAAACCGCATCATGCCAGCACTACCCTCTTCTGAACAAGGACGGTTCTTTTCAACACGAATGTATGTCGTGTTACGTTCTTCCAAGCTATCAGCTTCTTTGTCACGTTGCAAGTCAATAATGACCGATGCACGTTGCCCAATCATCTTACAGTACTTTGGATCACCATTCTCGTTAGTGTGAGCAATGGTAACAATACCGACATTCAACTCAGCAGCTAGTTTAGACAGGCGGATAGACAAGTCTGCAAGCATAGACTCTTTGCTTTCCTCTGACGTGCCAGCTACAACGTCTTGGATAGGCTCAAAGAAGACAAACTTACAACCAGCAGCTTGACTAAAGAAACGAATTTGGTCGATAAGATCATCAGCACCTTGACCATCACCCAAATAGAACTGGTAGAAGTTCTCATCTTTGGTCAAGTCTTTGATTGCCTCAACAACCTCATCACCCATGTTCTTCTCATCAATAAGATCACGGCGTGTTACGTTATCTTTCAAATGGTAACTTACCAGACCCAAGAGACTACGAAGTTTAGTTTCCTCTAGGTGCCAAGCAGCGATAGGAATACCACGTTGTAGCATGTTGTACTCTAGGAAACGCATGACCTCTGTCTTACCGATACCTGTAGGGGCCTTAATCACTGTGAAGTGACCTTGCATAAGACCCATGATCTTGTCGTCTAGTGCTTGAATGCCAGTTGGCACATATTGATGCTCTGGGGTATCCTTGTACAACGACAGAAACTGTTCTGTGGTGTTCAGGATATTCTCAGGTACGTATTTCTGTGCTCCCCACCATGCAGCCATAAACTGCTTAGACTTACCAGCCTGTAGGATTTCATTAGCATCTTTGTGTTCACCATGATCTACACGGTAGACCTTGTTAGGGAACATCTTAGACATACGACTAGCCAACTCATTACCAGCATCATCATTGTCTACGGACAACACAATCTGATCAAACGAGTTTAGCCAATCAGCACACTTCTCCCAGAGCTTCTTAGATGGGTTAGCTGATGGCAACGACACAACAGGGTTAATGTAACGATGATCCATCATCTGATAAACAGACATGGCATCCAGCTCACCCTCTGTGATGGTAACCTTCTTGGAGCTACCAGCAGGGAATAGGTTCATGCCAAAGAGTTCATCACCCTTGAAACCATTCTTAGCGTAGAAGCCCTTCTCTGGCAGAGTACGGACCTTAATTCCCCCGCTGGGGTAAACATATTCCTGACGATCGGGATATGTATATACACCATACTTTTCCATCGTGGGGGCTAGAATACCTCGCAGTGGTTCATATTTTCCACTGGACGGGTTCTCGACTTTCACAGCCTTTGGAGTAAACGACATAACGTCTCCTTTACGTGTCGGGTATTTATCTTCTGCCCAGCTATACAACTCCCCTTTATCCTTTGGATAATTGGAACTACAGGATTGGCAGAACCCATTACAATCATCTAACCAGTAGACGAAAGCATCGCTTGAACTACAATCCACATAGGGACAGGGTTGATGAGTAATCTTATCCATGTTTCTCCTTATACTTAAGTTTTAATCTTTAGAATTATAATAATCCTATTGATCAAAACTTAAGTTTAAACTTATGTAAGCCTGACACTTACTTATAGGCACCTCAGTTCAATTTAGTAAAGTCACAAATTGTTACAGAGTGACTTTCGTAGCTTATTTAGGATCGTTTTCTCACGAAGATTGATAGCCATTTTGGTCAAACCTAGCAGGTCAGCTACAGCTTCTTGTGTCATTTCTTCGTAGAACCGCAACCTAACGGTCTTAATCTCTTCTTCCGACAACACATCAAAAATTGTTTCAACAAGTTTGTCGTGCGTCTGTTTATCCATCAAGATTTCTTCTGGGTCTTTGTAGTTCCCATCAACCATCTCATCGTCATATTCACCCCATTCGCTTCCTAGAACGACAGAGAGGTGCTCTACAGCCTCATCTGACCAAGAGGATGACTGACCTGCCTCACCAGTACGAGAGACGCTACGAGCCGTGTCAGAGGCTGGAATAGACAGTCCGTGTAGATCGAAGTTCACATAGTCATAGACACGCTTCTGTGCGGCCCTGTAAAGCTCTGCTGGGTGTGGTTCATCTTTGACTGCCAGTATCTCATAACAGGCAAGGATAGCTTCCTGCACCATGTCCTCGAAGTCTTCTGGTCGATTGTATTTGTAGGCGACCTTCTGGCACATCTTGATGATTTCATTTTCAGTCATGCTTGGCATTAATCCACTCCCGTAGCTCTTTGTGTTGTTCTGCAAGCTCTGGGTCATTCTCGAAGATTAACTCCAGCAATGCAAACTCTGCGTTTTGCAGTCGTTTCTGTAGCTTATTGACAAAGTAGATATTGTATAGGGAAACCAATAGGCTCCCAAACACAGCTAGGTTAATCAGTAGCATTCTCTTCTTTCCCTTGTTCAAGTATCCAGTTGAATACGTCCTGTAGGTCTACTTGCATAACACCACAGTGTAAGATCAGCTTAAGGCCCAAGGCTTGCATGTCTTGTGCCACCTCATCACTCATCTGGAAGGTATAAGTAGAACTCCCATCCTCATTCTCTTTTACACCTTCAATGCCGATATAGAGTGGTTCATCAATCATCACTCACCTCCGTAGTATTCAATCACTCTGTTGAACGCAGCGATTAGCATTACGGTGTCCTCCCAGTCAGCACGTTGGTGTGGTGGTAACTCATCTACGTCAGCCCTCCAAGTCAGCCTGTCACGATCCTCAATGAGTAACTCACGAGACTCCTTTAGGCGTTCCACTGCGAGGTGGTCAATCAGTTCCCACATGGACTCATGCTCTAGTGCCTTAGCAAATAGCTCAAGTACTTTCATTCTGTACCTCCTCTAACCACTCAATAGTTTCTTTCAGTAAGTCTTCTAGGATTTCACCCACATTCTTATACAACGTAAGATCGTGGTGTCTTCCGTGATCTTTCATGTCAAAGGCGTAACTGTGAGCCTTCATACCATTTATCACCATGGGGTCGTATGTCTTTGAGCAGGGTGAATCACCAGTTAGCTTCCACATAATGTCTGTACAAGCCAGTGCATAACCCTCAATCATAAGTGCTGTTGCAGTGTCGATGTCCTCCAATGACCTAACTTCAGAGGGGCTATACTCGTATGGTTTACGTATCATCTAACAACTCCCTATCCATCTCTGCCAACACCAGCATGAACTTCTCTTGCAGTAGCTGCTGCTGAATACCTGTGATTACCTCACGCCAGCTAATGTGACCCATCTGGCTTTTGGTTCCCCAGTTAGGCTCTTCGTGGATCAACCAGATGCCTAACTCGTCTGTCTCTAACGTGATGTTGTTTACGTCAGCTATCATTTCATTTCCTCCACCATCTTAACGACACGACCACCTTGTTTATTAACCCAATCGTCAGCTTTTTCCTTGTCATGGAAAAGGCACCTTGGACCATCGCCCGCATTAACATACCACAACGTAAGTGGCTCACGTGGGACGCTGTGGATCAGGTATGCGGTGATTTGGTTACAGTCCACTCCCCAATTCCATTCTTCTGGTTCACAATCATGATCCGTTGTCCCATCGCTAAACCACACAGTCACCACAGACCCGTCAGGCACAGGGCATTTCCCTTTGGCTCGGTCCTTGTCGGTCCATTTGATGAGTTGGTTCAGCTTGTATTCAGTGGTCATCATTTCTCTCCTTTAAACCCACAAGTAGAAGGTCTCCCCTTTGACTCTTCTAACCACACAGTTTTCTTACAGTGTGTGCAGGTCCACACGTTCATATCCTCAGAACCCCTGCGGTAGTAGCTAGTAATTTCCCAACTACAACGCATCACTTCTCTCCTTTCGAGTTAGCGCAGCTAACGCTGCTTAGTTCTGCGAGGGTGGTGTCGAGGTAATCAAAAACATGGTGATTTAGAAAACGTTTTTCGTTTAGCATCCAATTCACGTCCTCCATTACCTTAGATATAGTTTGCACCGCCTTCGCCAACTTCGCCTCAAGTTCTTCGATGCGGTCGGCTGCTTGTTCCTGAATATACGGCAAGTCTTGGTAGCCAACGGGGGTTCTTAACTGTTTTACAAGGTCGTCACTCATTTCAGTCTCCTTCCTCGTCACTGCGTTCCTGATCCATCAAGGCTTCCCAGCTTACAGGGAACAACTCACCCATCTTCTCACTGATCTGGTCAGCTACTAGGCGGCTCTCATACTGTGTGTCTGTTTTGCACCGTAGCTGGCACATAGAAGCGAAGGCATCCAGTGATCCAGACCAGTACCACTCAGTCATGGTGGACTGTGGGAGTACCATACGGGCTTGCTCAGGGGCTACTCCTGCTGCAATCATACCATTATAGATATGCAGTGCAGCTACTTGGGCATCCAGCGCAGCAAACTTGGGGTGTGTAAGTTCACCACCTATGTCATACACACAACTGGTTGTGATCACACCATCACTACCCTGCTTCTTGTCAGCACTACGTCCACGCCATACGTCAGGCACATAGAACTCAGGTTCATCATCAACGTATCGACGGCTGATCTCATTCCAACGCAGGAACTTATGTTTCACTAGCTGTCGAGCTACGAAGATCGGAGCCTTGACGTGGAATGATGCGAACGCATGACCGAATGGTGAGATGTGTTTGTGCTTGGCTAGGTACTTGATGAGCTTGTCGTCACGATCAGATAGCTTTGTCGGGTAGTACTCTTCCATTGGACCAACATCCCATGTGCTTTTCTTACCAAAGCTCACTCGTGCTGCGTTAACGACAGACAAGTCGCTGCCCATGTGGTCGATGTATGTTGCCTTAATCATTACCATTTCCCTTCTCTTACTTTCCAGTATATCCAACACTCTGCACAATGATCTTTTCCTAAGATAAAGTCAATAGCCCAGACCAGATTAAACTTGTTGTTCTTCTTCCAGTGCCAATTCCTAGCACTAAAGGTTTGGTTGCTTGCACCACCAGTCACTACATTGATCCAGACCGAGGTGGCTACAAATACCCTGTTAGCATATTTACCAAGTCGGCTCATAGAGTTCACCACGTTCCTTTAACGACAAGAAATATTTCAATTCAGCCTCCATATTGTCTAGGTCGATGTCGTCATTGTCTGGGTTCTCCCACCAGATGTTGTCGATCTTACGCTGTAGGTCTTTGATGTGTTGGTCTACGGGGATCAGACCCTTGAGTTTGTCTAGCAATTTACCAGTCCTTATCTGTAGTTTGTTTCGTTTGTGTAGAATAGGTGATTCCCTATCTTACCGTCAAGCTCAAAGTGTTCATTCCAGAACGGGTCCACAGAGACCGTATGGTAGTGTGTGGAACTAATTCCCATTCGATACCCACCGAGGACATCAGATGCCACTGTACGGGCCTGTCTAGAGGCTCTGGTGGGTATTCTAGGTAGTCGATCAGGACGACCATCGTGGGTGAAAGAGAACTGCCTGTCCTCGAAGACTACATCACATACTGTGTCTGGGTAGCGAGGGTCTTCAACTCTATTCATTACTACCTCAGCGACAGCATATTGTCCCATAGTGGTTTCACCCCTAGCTTCGAAGAACACAGCTACTGCCAAGCACATTAGTGAGGTCATACTTCTACTCTCCCATTAGGCTGTCATAGTACGAGTATTTTCGCTTCGGGGGGTGGGTGGGATAGTCCTTTTTCCACTGGAGGGCCATCCCGATAAACACTGGCACATAGGCCACAAGCATTGCCCAGATCATGATTCACTGCCCCCACCCAGTGCATCACGGATGATCTTTAACTGTCGCATGTGATCAGCCCTCTCACCACTCGTCATCGCATCTAGAATTTCTTGGTCCGTGTCAAACCAGCACTCTAGCCGTTTCAGTACAAATTCAAGTTCACTGATACGTTGAATTGCAGCTAGTGGTGTACGGCTACCAGTGCCAAGGCTGAGGTCTTGTAGTCGTTCAAACAGATTGTCTTTCATTAGCTCAACTCCACCACCTTGTCAGCATAGAACGATTTCCACTTCATCTCGTGCAAGTCGAAGATAGGAACCTGACCACGAGCTTCCATAGCTTTGCCTTGTGCTACGCCACGGTCAGACCCTACGATCTTGCTGGTAGGTGCAAAGACACCGTTGATCTTGCGGATAGTGCCATCAGCTTTGACGAACGACACAGTACCAATTTGACCAGTAGCTTTCTTGCCAGCTACATAAGCCTTGACTACAGTATTCTTGATCATCTTACACTCCTGTGTTTGTTTGTTTCTGTTAAGAGTAATCTAGGTGATTCTGTCGAGCTTGTCAACACCCTCAACCAAGAAAGTTGTTCCAGATGTAATTCTCTTTAAACTCAGCTTGCATGTTGTATGCTACGAACTTGTGATAACCCAGAGCTTGGCATTCAAGCAGGTGTGTCTCGTTCAACTCATTGGCCCGTTGTTCAGCTTCTGCTTGTGTGTACCAGTCACCAGTGTTAAGGTAATTAACATTTCCGTAGGTCAGATTGAGCATACCGACCTTGTAGACCTTATTCTCTTGCATTTGATTCTTCCTTTATTCCAAGTGGTTAACTACAAAAAGACCTAAGCTAATTGTATCTCTTCATCAAGAGCTTTTTCCCTAATACTCATCCAGTCTACCCAAGCATCAACCTCTTTGTAGTAGTAGTTATAAACTTTTGGTTGTGACTTGATGAACCGTTTTGCTTCACCTTCTATGACGAACATCGCACAAGCTATACCATCTTCATAGTAGACTACATAAAGCATTATTATCTCTCCACCACTGTTTTCAGTTTACCTAGAACCTGCCCCATCTTTTCCGCATCTAATGCACGACAAGATTGGATTGTATTGGGGTGGAATACACGACCATCATCAGTCTCTTCTGTTCGATCTAGTAAGACAAACAACTGTTCAATCAGAACCTTCATCTCAGCTAAATCCATCAACACTTCTTCATAAAGTTCCCTATCATTCATACCTTGTATCCCTTTGCTAGTTCGTGGCTGAGAATGATCGTACGACCTTTATGTGGTCCTTTCAAGCACTCAAGCTCTACATCTTCGGCATATTGTGAATGCTGATAGGAATAGTAGATCAGCCTTGTGACGACATACTGGTTCTTCTTGTCTTTCAGTTCGTCGCCTACAGAGAGCTTATTCTCTTGGTTGATGTTATACTCTTTGGCACTCATTACTCTTTCTCCCCCTTCACTGGGGTTCCTACGACACAAAGTATCCAGTAGGTCTCAAGGTTATCACCAAAGGTGTTGTCGATCCAATCATGCACTGCCCATGCCTCAGCAGCACCACGGGAGCTTTCATCCCAGTCCCATGTGCATGGTATGTCACGTACTGTGATCTCTTGTAGGCTGTCTGGGCCTTTAGTCCAAATCTGGATGTCAGCTTCTACTAGGATTTCTGTCTTGCGGGTCATAGGCGAATCTCCTCTGCCAATGTTTCATACTCAACAGTATCCACTAGTTTCTCTAGGTTTGCAAGCACTTCTTTCATATCATCACGTAGACGATCAATATCATGTTTTGCATTGATGAGGTAATAGACCAGACCGTCAATCTGTTGTTGTTTGGTAGCACCCTCTTGTTGCTGAGTGTAGCTCACGTTGATACCACGATCAGCATCATCTTTATAGTTGTCTGCATGGGACAACATAACTTTCATGTCGTGTTGGATAGCTTGTATTTCACGGATAATCATTTCCATCGGTGGGGTCTCCTTGTTACGACCAGCTAAGTTCAGCTTTGTACCGACCCAGCTTGTACTCGATTTCACAACGGGTAGCACAGAAATTGTCGTCTTCCCATACGTCAGAGCCATCTGCCTTGGTGAGCCACCAGCCACCACCTGCTGCCACTACAATCTTGAGGCCGATGTCTTGTGCGATGATCTTAAGTTCGTTGGTAGTCATTTTACTTCCTCTCTACGTTTGTTGATTCGTTTCTAGCATTTTCCACTGGCGGGGTCAAGCCCTAAAATATTCTCGCTGCGCTGCGACTAATTTCCACTGGCGGGGTCACCTTAATTTCCACTGGCGGGGGTGCTCATTTTCCACTGGGGGGGTCAGTAAACATTTTGACATCTTGATATTTACATATTCTAATATCCACATATCTTGATATTTACATATTCTAATATTCTTATATGTTAATATATACATATTTAGATATATACATATTTAGATATATACATATGCAGATATTAAGATATACAGATATTAACATATAAGAATACCAACATGTTTAGTGATTCTACTCCAAAGTATAGTCAAGCTCTCTTTCGTATAGGTTGACGGGTGCAAACGTATAGCCTATCGATTCGGATATGATTCGGCTATGCAAAAGTATAGTCAACTATACAAAAGTATAGTTTGGATTCTCATAAGTATATAACTCGCATAAGGCGACTCCTTGGGTGATTCGTTCTACCCGTCCAGCTTGCCCCATGAGATTCCGTTCTTGTCAATAGCATAGCTGCCATGCGTTTTGTGCATACCTACTTATAGGCGAGTCAAATAATGTAAAACACGTTAACATTAATTAAGAATAGATTCCGCACTCCCAAACCGTCCCATACAGAATCGGTGTCCGCCGATTTTTCCTGACCTCACGAGAATCATATCTTATCGGCCCGTGAGTCGTCAATAGGGGGAAACGACAAAATGTGATTTTTGGCAATTTGGAATCCGTGTCGATTTTGCTGGACTCAATGCAACGAATCACCATATAACCTTTGTTATCGGAAACAACGACACACAAGGAATAAGACAATGACCGCACCAAAAATTTTCTCCGCCGCTACCGCCCAACGCCTCTTTAAAGAGGAAAGCATGGACCTCGCACTCTGCCACCCTAACATGATCCAAGCTGCAAGCGACCTATTCGAAAAGGCGGGCGATTTTGAAGCGGCAAACGACATTTTCGCCCGATATGACGATTACCAAGAGGAACTACGTTGCATGATGCAGGAATTTCTTTAAATAAGACACGGGGGCGAAAGCCCCCACCCAACCCACGCCAACGCAAGGAGTCGTTACAATGGCAAGCAACAACGAAACATTTATCGCATACGAAGGTCCGTCCCTATATGATGGGTCGCCTATCGTGGTTTTGATCCAAACGGGTTCAACAAATAGGAAAACGGGCGACATGGTCCAGACATACGTGGTTAGATCAGACATGGACCCAATCACCGCCAGCCGAACGGGTGCAGATAAGGCAATTTGTGGAACGTGTCCGCATATGGGAACACCCAGCGATAAAGCAACGGGGCAAGCGAAAGAGCGGACCTGCTATGTAACCTTGGCCCACGGGCCATTGGGTAAATACAAAGCATACAAGGCGGGCCGCTATAGCAAGGTCGAAGGTCACGACGCAATCAGGGCGTTGGGATTAGGTCGCATGGTCCGACTCGGAACGTATGGCGACCCCGCAGCGGTCCCCCAATACATTTGGGACTCGTTAATCTCTGCGGCGCAAGGGTGGACGGCTTACACACATGGCGCAATCAACCCCGCCCCTGACAAAATCATGACTAGCGCAGAATCCGCAGCGCAAGCGGAGTCAGCTTGGCAACGTGGTGAACGTACGTTTCGGGTGATCAAAGGTTTAGACTCGTTGATCAAAGGCAAAGAGGTTCTATGCCCCGCAAGTGAAGAGGCGGGCCAACGGGTGCAATGCGAGTCTTGCAAGCTGTGCGCTGGATCATCCGTTAAGGCAAAATCGGTCGCTATCGTTGCGCATGGCATCGCTAAACGTAAAGCAAAGGAACTTGTACAATGATTAACGCAATTCTAATCACACTCATGACGGCATGTTTTGTCGCCCTATGTATCGCAATTCTAAAAGAGGAGTCGGATCAATGAATCGCTTTCATGTCGTCATGGTTGATGAATTAGGGGATGAATTTTCGGTAACGGTAGAAATCCCCGATCTAGTGGACAATGTCACCGAATGGCTAAGAGAAGAATATCCAGATTGTAGCATTGTCCTAATCCGTCTGACCTTTTGATATAGGAGTCACCTGACCATGATTAACTTATCAACCGCAGCATCCGCAGCAATCGCCCGATATTACACCGAGTCCAAGCGAGTCCCGTTGCGTTCGATATGTGACGAAGTCGCAACCCGCCACGGACTCAACCCGTCTAAGGTTTATGAAATAGCATATGCGGAGTATACCGAATTGAACCAGTAACAAGCCCGATTCTAGGGCCATACAAGCCCAACTCTGTGTCGTCTGCCCCTACCCTAGCGGTTGGGGCTTTCGGCGTTGTAGCATGCCTTACAATGGCTCTACGGTTGTGTTGTCATAATACCCCAATTTCAATGGCTTAGAATCAAATGCTTTACCCCATAAGTAAACTAGACCGTTTAGTTTAGATATACGAATCGGTATGGGGATGTGTAGCCGAATCACCCCCCTCTTGCCCAATTTTCTTTTGTCAACCCCACATCTAGGTAGATTCCAATGCAAAAGCCCACGATTTAGTATAGGTTGACGACACAATCGGGTAGAATCACCTATCCTTTTGCTCTCTTGCCTATACTTTTGATACACAGGACTATACTAATGGGACCCTTGACATTCTGAGGCTGGGAGGGTATAGTGGTCCACTATGCACTACAAACCCGAAACAAGAAAATACTTTGGTCTTACTTGACGCCACGTTAACATCACGAATTGTTACAATATGTTACGACAGGGGGTCTAATCTGGGGACTACAGCCAATGTTGACCACCCACGACAGGAAAAAGTAAAATTTTCTTTCGTTAGATTTCAATAACTTACAAGATTCTGTAAAATAAGTTAAGAAAACCACTTTACTTTTCCGTTCTGAGGTGCCTATAGTATAGTAGAGACTCTTAAGTATTAATCTTAAGTTTTCATCTAGAGCATTATAAATCACAATAGAATTTAATAAGCTATAGTATAAGACTTAAGAGTCTCTTTAATCTCTCATAATCTTGTAGTATCTATACATCTTAAGTTCAACCAAGACATACGTCTTCACTTCCCTCCTCAGGTATGCAGTCTTGCCGATGGACTTAAGTTGTATAACTACTATTTGTAGTACCTCATAAATATTATAATCTCGACTACCCACTATTGTTTGTAGTTATAGAAGATATAGGAGCAGCTATGCTGCGACAGGAATAGGATTCTTAGAATCATGGCAGAACAACTACCCTACAGCAAGCATGTAGAAAAGCACATCCTTGAGTGCATTCAGGGTGGTGTAGGCATCCGTGATATGATTGCTTCTATGCAGCATCTACAGGGAGCACCTAAGTCTCTTTCTACCCTCTACAAGATTTATGGTGATTTCATTCATCGTGAACGTGCTAAGATTAATGGCATGGTTGGTAAGAAAGTAATTGACCAAGCCCTAGAAGGTGACTTCAAGTCCCAAGAATTGTTCCTCCGCAGTAAGGGTGGCTGGTCCCCGACCAACACTGTAGTTGAAGCTGAACAAGACGTTGACCCCGACATGGACGAGAGTGCTATCGACACACTGATGGCATTGCTTGGTAAGGATAATGACCAAGAAGAGACTGATAACGGCTGACACACTTCGTGATCTTACAGCTAAAGAAGTTAAGTCACTCTTTGAGCAACTAGGTCCACAAAAGACTGAAGAGCTTAAGCATGACTGGAACTTCTGGGCTAGGGATGCACAGTTAGAACCTGAGGGTGACTGGAACACTTGGTTCATTAATGCTGGTCGTGGTTTCGGTAAGACCCGTACGGGTGTTGAATGGGTCAGGGAACAAGTTAAGCTCGGTAAGAAGCGTATTGCTGCTGTAGCTGCTACCAACTCTGATATTGAACGAGTTATGGTTAAAGGCGAGTCTGGCTTCCTTTCTGTTTGTTGGAAGGGTGATAAGACATACAAGGGTAAAGCTATGGGCTTCCCTGAGTACTCTCCCACTAAACGTACACTCACTTGGGAAAATGGTGCTACTGTTCAGTTCTTCTCTGCTGAGGAACCTGAACGTCTCCGTGGTCCACAGTTTGAGATTGCTTGGTGTGATGAGCTTGCTGCTTGGAACAAAGACATTGACACTTGGGATATGTTGCAGTTCTGTATGCGTCTAGGTAAACATCCCCGTATTGTAGTTACCACTACCCCTAAGCCTACTAAGCTAGTTCGTCGTCTTATGAAGGACAAGAACACATTTGTCACTGGTGGTTCTACCTTTGACAATGCTGCCAACCTTGCTGGTACTTACCTTGAAGCTGTTAAGGCTCAGTATGAGGGTACTCGTCTAGGTCGTCAGGAACTTTATGCTGAGGTTCTAGAGGAAGCTGAAGGTGCTCTCTGGTCCACTGAGATGCTAGAGAAGGCTGAGATTAAGGCTGAGGATGTTCCCAACCTTAACCGTATTGTCGTTGCTATCGACCCTGCTGTCACAGCTAACAAAGAGAGTGACATGACAGGGATTGTAGTTGCAGGGATTGATGTCAATGGCATCTCCTATGTACTTGGTGACTACACTGAAAAGCTGTCTCCTCAAGGGTGGGCAGCTAAAGCTATTTCCCTATACCACAAATACAATGCTGACCGTATCGTTGCCGAGAAGAACCAAGGCGGTGATATGGTAAGGACTACACTGCATGGTGAAGATGAGACAGTGCCTGTTAAGCTGGTACATGCTTCCCGTGGTAAGTTTGCTCGTGCTGAACCTATCTCTGCTCTTTACGAACGGGGACTTGTCAAGCATGTAAGCAACCCCGAAGATGGGGCTAACCTTAACGAACTAGAAACTCAAATGAGAACTTGGGAACCACTAGGGTCGATTGGTTCACCTGATAGATTGGATGCCTGTGTATGGGCCTTAACAGACCTCTCACTTAAAGGCGTTCAGAAGCCCCAACTGCAACTCGCCTATTCATCATCTAAGGGGCTTTCACGTCGATAATAGGTAAGAACAATGGCAAAACAATTGTCGGAAACACAATCCACCAAGGTACTAGGTGTAGCTGGTGATAACACCCACAACGGTCAGATTAGAGCCGACGAATTTCTGCCAGAACTACGGGGCCGTAAGGCTATCCGTAAGTATCGTGAGATGCGTGACAACGATAGCACTATCGGTGCTGTTATGTATGCCGCTGAACAAGTTCTCCGTGACGTAAAGCTGAAGGTTAAACCTGCTAACGACACCCCTGCTGCTAAAGCTGAAGCTGACTTTGTTCTCTCTGTCTTTGATGACATGGAACATACCCTAGACGATCACGTAGCTGAAGCTATCGCTTATTTGTCGTATGGCTTTATGCCCTTCGAGGTTGTCTATAAGCGTCGAGTAGGCCCTTCTGAACGATCCCCTAAGAAGAAGTCCAAGTACACTGATGGTCGTATCGGTGTTCGTAAGATTGCTGCTCGTGCTCCTTGGACAATTAACCGCTTTGATGTTGATAAGACTACTGGTGAGGTTCTAGGTATTGAACAAACCGTTGGTGGTTTCAACAACAAGAACTACATCCCAATCAATAAGTGCCTCTACTATCGCACTACAAGCCTTAATGGTGACCCATCTGGTCGTTCTATTCTTCGGAATGCTTATACCTCGTATGAGTTCCTGAATAACCTCCAGATGATTGAAGCTATTGCAGTGGAACGTGAACTTGCTGGTATCCCAGTAGCCCGTGTTCCTGCTGAGTATCTTGGGCCAGACGCTAGTGCTGCACAAGCACAGTTTGTAGCTAACCTACAGACTATCCTCCGTGATGTCAAGTTCAACGAACAAGGTTACATCATCCTGCCATCTGATGTCTACACTGACACTGAAGGTAAGTTGAGCAATAACCGTTTGGTTGATGTTGAGCTTATGTCATCGTCTGGTACTCGTAACGTCGAGATCGACCCTATTGTTCGTCGTTATCAACACGACATTGCAAGGTCGGTCCTGTCTGAGTTTCTTCTTCTTGGATCGCAGGGCGGCTCCTATGCCCTCTCTAAGTCGAAGACAGACCTGTTCCTCCGTGCGCTTGAGAGTTACATCCAAGCAATCGTAGATGTTCTCAACAAACAGTTGGTTGAACGTCTCTGGGAGTTGAACGGTCTGAACTATGACCTGATGCCAACTGTTGAAGCTGGCGATGTTGCTCCGCATGATCTCCGTGAGATTGCTGCATTCCTTCGTAACCTTAACGGTGCGAATATCGACGTTAGTAACCATCCTGAAGTCATTAGTGACCTGATGGACATTGCTGAACTGAACTATGATCCAGAAGTTGGTAACACCCAAGTGAGTGAGGATCAAAATGGCTAAGTTTGTAAACCGAGTAAAGTTTGCAACTACAAGCCTTGGCACATCCGATATTGCTATAGGTAACCCCCTTAATGGTTTCCAAGGTCTCGTATCGGCTGGTGCCTCTGATGGCGATGAGTTGTACTACGTCATTGAGGAGGGGGCTAACTGGGAGATTGGCCTCGGTACTTTTGATGAGACTTCAAACACTCTCACAAGGAACCCCTCTGAGAGTTCTAACTCTGGCAATAAGATCAACCTCTTTGGTAAAGCCATTGTTTATATCGCTGCTGTTGCAGAGGTACTCCCGACACTTAAGTTTGCAGTGACAAACGCCTCCGATGGTGATGCTCTCCTTTACGATCAGGCATCTAACTCTTGGAAGAATTACAGGCTTACAACAAATAAACTGGATGATGTAGACAACTCTGCACAATCAGATGGTTCTGTTTTGTCGTATGACTCAAATAGCTCCAAGTACAAGGCTACTAACACTCTGCAAAACGAAAATCTAATTATTAAGGGTGGTTCCTTCTAATGGCTACAAAAATCCTAATTAAGAATAACTCCACAGCAGGTTCAGCACCACTTACTTCTGATCTCGAACGTGGCGAACTTGCTATCAACCTTGCTGACCGTAAGGTCTACACCAAGAACAACTCTGACGCCATCGTAACGCTTGGCTCTGCGTTTGTTAACGGTACTGCACCTTCGGCACCTTCTGAGGGCGACCTCTGGTACGATAGCACAAACAACATCCTGAAGACCTACAACGGTACTTCTTGGGACGTTTCTGGTTATGTGTACTCGGCTGGCACTGGTATTGACATTACTGGTACGACTATTACCAACACTGCCCCTGACCAGACTGTCACGCTGACCGAGGGTTCTAACGTAACCATCACTGGTACGTACCCTAACTTCACTATCGCTGCAACAGACACCAACACAACTTATACCGCTGGTACTGCACTTGACCTTGTTGGCACTGAGTTTAGCGTAGACCTTAGCGAGTTGACTACATCCACTACGGATGGTGATGGTGACTTCTTTGTTGTTGTTGACTCAGTTAACGCACAGCGCAAATTGACCAAAGGTAACATCAACCTCTCTGGTTTCAATAACGATGCTGGCTTTATCACTGGTTACACTGAGACCGACACTCTGGACTCTGTAACGGATCGTGGTGCAGTTACTACTAACGCAATCCAAGTTGGTGGCCTTACAGCAACAACTGGTTCGTTCTCTTCGGACGTTACTGTCGGCGGTAACCTTGTCGTTAACGGTACAACTACCACAGTAAACTCCAACACGGTTAACATCGGTGACAACATCATCGTACTTAACTCGGATGAAACTGGAACACCTTCTCAGAACGCAGGTTTTGAAGTTGAACGTGGCACAAGCACTAACGTACAGTTTATCTGGAACGAAGCTAACGATGCTTGGGACATGGGCAACTACCCACTACAGAACGTCACCATTGACGGCGGTACATACTAATTAACTTTCGGAGGCATCTATATGTCTACTAAGATCATCCCCAAGAAATCTACTGTTGCCTCTAAAGTCCCCCTTTCTGGTGACCTAGAGATTGGTGAGATTGCCCTTAACCTTACAGACAAGAAATTGTACTCTAAGGATGGCAACTCTAACATCGTAGAAATTGGTGGTGGTTCTATGACTGCCTCCGAAATCCTTACTGAGATTAAGACTGTTGACGGCTCTGGCTCTGGCCTAGATGCTGACCTTCTTGATGGCAACCATGCGTCTGCCTTTGCGACTGCCGCTCAGGGTGCGCTTGCTGATACTGCTATCCAGCCCAATGACAATGCTGCGTTTGGCGACATCACTATTGGCGGCATCCTCGTGGCGAACGCAGAGGGAAGCCTTTACGTCTTCGATGATATCTATGCGTCTGGTGGCTTTAGTGGGCCGTCGATCAGCATTGGTGGGAGCATTTTCGGTAATGCTACCAACTTCACGGTTGAAAGCCCTGCATACTTCCAGAACACACTAGATGTCACTGGAAACATCACTGTTGGTGGCACTGTGGACGGTGTGGATGTAGCGGCTGCTGGCGCACTTGCTACTAGCGCACTTCAAAACATTGTTGAAGATACTTCCCCGCAACTAGGCGGTCATCTTGACCTGAATGGTAAGCGGATGACAATGGATGCGGCTGGTTATACTGGTATCCTTCACTACAGCACTGGTGGTATTGAGTTCAAAACTTATGAAGGTGCTAATGTAAATATTTCAACTTATGCAGAAACGGCGGCGGCTGGCAGCATCAACCTTTACTCTGACAATGCCATCACTCTGTATTCTGCTAACGGCACCACAGTGACTGGCACGCTAACTGTAGGCGGCGCTGAGCTTACTAGTTCACAAGATGATCTTGTTGTAAACAACGGCGGTCTCCAGCTTGAAGGCAACATTACCGTTACAGGAACTGTAGATGGTCGTGACATCGCTAAGAATATTCCAGCAACATTTGGGACTGCTGGTCAGGTTCTTACTGTAAACGCAACTGCTACTGGAACTGAGTGGGCTGCCGCTAGTGGCGGTATCTCGAACGTAGTCGAAGACCTTACGCCACAGCTTGGTGGTAACCTTGACTTGAACTCCAAGTTAATGACCACTGAGTCTGGCAATGTTGGCATTTATCATTATGGGGCTGGAAGCACTCGCATCGTGTCCTATGGTGGTGCAGACGTTAAAATTGAAGCATATGCTGAAACAGGTCCATCTGGCAGCGTCTTCATAACGTCTGACGACGAGATCACCTTGCAGGCTGCTAACAATGTGTCTGTGCAAGGTAGCCTCGGCGCATCGGGGTGGCTGTCTGCTAATAGCGGTATTTTCTATACCGAGTTGTATATGAGCTACGGCACCCCAATAAACATGCAAGCCGACTCATACATCAACTGGGCTTATCAGTGGAACCAAACGGTTTCTCAGAACTCCATGCGCTTTGACTACCCAAGCACTGGTGGTTCTGTCGTGTTTAACTCGGCTGGGACAGTGACCGCTAATGCCTTCATTGGTGATGGCTCTGGTCTGACAAACTTGCCAGCATCCGCACCAACATCTGCACAAGTCGGCTCTGCTAC